TGCAAGAAATCCCGTTACAAGCTGCCGGCGTACGTTTTCCCGCTCTACAAGTCGAGCAAGCTCCACACGAAGCCGTCGCGGCCCGGCCTGCCTGCGCAAGCCTATGTCTTGGGCGTCGCGCTTTTGGTTATGGCCGGCGGCGGGTGGGCGCTCTATGGTTCGATGTCTGATCGATTCGGGGAGAAAGCTCTCGAGCCGATCCAGGTACCCGCGCCTGGAGCGGGGCGCGGGACGGCGCAGCCGGCGCGCGCCCCGCGTCACGGCGGCGCCTTGGTCCCTGTGTCCATGATGGAAGCGGTGATTCCGACGGATGCCAACAACCACCTTAGCGCACCTCTGTACGCCGCCGTGGTGCCGCCAGTGGTTCCGCCGATGGTCGTCGCCTGCGTGTCGTCTGCATCGAGCTGCACCTGCTACAGCCAGCAAATCACGCCGCTTTACATGCCTGATGACCAATGCCGGGCACGGGCCGCGGGCAAGTACTATGACCCATATCGCGCGCAGCCTGTTGAAAGCAAAACAAAACCCAAGCCCGTTGATGCGCAGTCTTCGCCCGGCGGCCTAGCCGGGGGTTTCGAAGACGGTCCTCCGGCGTGATGTAGGAGCGTTTAGGCCGGTCGTCCCGGCCTGCGACGATCACGCTCGGCCGCTGCACCTGGCACACGAAAAAAAAGCCCCGGAATCCGGGGCTTTTCTTATGGCGGGGCTTTTGTCGTAATCGCCCATTATGCGTAGTCGCCTCAGGGCTTGCGGCTGTGCCAGTTCTTGGCGCGACTGCTGAAGTACCGCAGATCGTCAACAATCCGACGCCTAGCGCCGTCCGCCGAAGCCCAGAAGGAAAACGGCTCCAGAATTCGCGAGCTGCCGGCCTGCGAGCCGCTTCCGCTTGCACTTGGGCAATCACTTCTAGTGGATCCCGATCGAGGATTAGAGCCAGCCGTACGCATGCATAAGCGTCTGCATGTTCGAGGCCGCGTACGTATTCGCTGATCCTCGCGCGTGGTATTTCCGCCACTTGGGCGAGTTTGTAGTCCGTCACTCCACCCAGCGCAACCCGCGCCGCTGCTACAAGTTCTTGTGTTTTGGTCATTGTCAAGCCGCCTTTACTTATGGGCTTATAAAAACGTTCTATTTCCAAAGCGTCCGGAGTCCGGACTACTGTTCGGGCGTCCGCTCTTCGGACTATCTTACTCAAGGACAGATTATGCTCAAAGTCAACATTACCTCAAACCACGTTCACCTCAAATCTGGCGTTTCCTCCAAGACCGGCAAGCCCTACGAGATTCGCGAGCAGGAGGTCTGGGTCCATTTGTTCGACCGCGATGGCAAGCCCAACCCCTACCCTTCCAGCGTTCTGGTTACCCTTGAACGCGATCAACCTGCTTACAACCCCGGCGAGTACACGATTCACCCTTCCAGCTTCTACGCCAACGGCTACAAGCAGCTGGCCATGCGCCTGCGCCTGCAGCCGGGCAAGCTTCAGGCCGCCGCTTAAATACGGGTTCCAGTAACACCCGTATTTAGTCTCAAAAATGAGACTCCCTGTGTTCTGCGACTGGCTCAAAGTGGCTGACTCCGCTTTCAGCTACAACCCCCGCACCTGGCGCGCCAAGATCATGCGCACCACGGGTCGGGAGGTGGATTGGGAGCGCCGCGCTTGGGTAGATTTCAAACAGACGTCCAGCAGCAGTAGCATCCGCGCTCGCTTTCTGGAAACCGGAGCCCTGAACGATGACGGACGCCAATTCGGAACGCTTCACCTTGATGGAAACTTGGGACGGTTTGGGGCGGCTTCCAACCTGTTCGGTCTGCCGGTTCAGGACTCAGCCCGAAACGTTCTCGGGATGCTGGGCGATGCGACCGACACCTATTTCGACAAGCCCGACTCGCTCGCTCTCCGCCGGGTTGACCTTACGTGCAACTTTGCTTTCGGTAGCGCAGCCGATGCTGCCGCCTATATCGACTGGGCAGCCCAGCACAAGCTGGGCCGGGCGGTTTCTCGCCATTATGCGTCGGGCTGTACCTGGGTAACCCAAAACTGGTCCGCCAAGGTCTACGACAAGCTGGCCGATATGCGCCGGCACAACCTCAACGACCTGGCCGACGAGCTGCAGCGCCGCGAGGGCTACATCCTCCGGTTGGAAATGACATTACGCACCGATGAATTGATCAAGCTGAAACTCAACACGCTAGACAAGTGGAAACCGACGGGGGACGACACCATGGAAAACATCATTTTTACCGACAAGTTCGCGCCGATCCTGCGCGGCGAAAACCTGCCGACGCTCTGCGAGCTGGCCGACACTCTCCCGGCGCGCTTGGCGACTTGCCTGCAGGCATGGCGAAACGGCATGGACTACCAAGCTGCGATGCGTGATAACCGCATCAGCCGGGCGACTTACTACCGGCTCCGCGCCGACCTTCTGCCGCACGGCATCGACATTGCCCAGCGCTGCGAAGTGCGTACGCTCAACATCCGTCCGCGCCTGATCGAAATGCAGCCTCTGCATCAGCCCGACTGGTGGCATAACGAGAGGGCCGCGTGATGAATGCTTATCGGATCGACTCTCCTACTGTTCTTTGCCTGAGTGGCGGACGTACGAGCGCCTACATGTTGCGTCAAGTTCTAGACGCGAATGGTGGTCTTCCTGATTGTGCCCGCGTCGTTTTTTGTAACACGGGCAAGGAACATCACGCGACGCTCGATTTCGTTAGAGATATGGGCGACAACTGGGGTGTGGCGGTTACCTGGTTGGAATACACGTCCGATGGCGAAGGCTTCCGTGTGGTTTCTCACGAGACGGCATGCCGAGACGGCGGTCCCTACGAGGCATTGATCCGCGCTCGGAGATACCTTCCTAACTCTGTGGTGATTAAAGAATTCCTCCACTCCGGAGAATCCGCCGCCTGTCGGGTACAGGCAAAAACTCTTTAGGAGAGCAACATGTTCAAAAAAGTCTCTGGCGTCCTCGCTGGCCTCGTCGCTACTACCGGTTCCGCTTTCGCTGCCGTCCCCGCTTCGGTGACGACCGCTCTGACGGATGCGGCGGCTGATTCGGTGACCGTCGCCGGTCTGGCGCTTGCCATCATCGTGGGCATTGCCGCGTTCAAGTACATGCGCCGCGCGATCTAAGGCCATGGCAGCCGGTCACATCGTCCTTGGTGTTTGCGTCGATGTGGCCGCGTCCACGGACGCTTACTACAGTCAGCTGCCGCCTGTGGCGTCGGCTGGCTCTCCCGTTTATCAGACTCAGGCGACCAAGGATGGTTTGACCTGGTATCTCAACACCACTCAGGACGGACTGCCGTTTTCGTCTTTCGAGCTGGTTCCTCCGGCGTTCGCATCCTGCGATACGACCGAAACTTTTTTTGACGGGCTCACGCTTGGGTGGGGCGTTGCTGGTGCGATGGTCGCCGCGTATGCCGTTCATCTGCTTAGAAGGGGGATATTGTGAATCCGATGGATGTCCAGGCATGGGCTGGGTTTCTGGCCGTTGTGCTTTCTATGGCGATCGTCCTCCGATGAAGCGCCGCGTTGTGAATGTCTATGCGTTCCTCCTTGGTCTGACGTTGGCTGCTGCGCTCTTGCTTCCGGCCTCGGCTTCCGCTTCGACGTTCTACCGTTTTCAGTCGGGCAGTTATCTGGCAGAAGGCACTGCGGCTGCGTTGCCGACTACGGTTTGCGAGGATGTGGGTTCGTTTCGTGATGGTGCCTATAACGGTGCGCTATATGCCGCTGTGGGGGGTGGCAGCGCCATTTCTGTCTATTGCAACTACAAAATCGGCGCGTACAACTATTTCAACCAGCTGGTAGGGCAGGCGATTTTGATCGACGGGGTTTGTCCTTCACCGCTCGTTGATGTTGGCGGCGTGTGTCAAGAACCGACGCCGTGCACGGCCGGCGCGGGGCAGGTCGTTAGTTCCGGCATGTATGACCTCGGGACCGACGAAAACGCCACTCCCCCGACAACTACCTGCGATGGGTCTTGTGAGCTGTCTTATACAGGTTCCGGCGTTGTTGCTCGTCAGATGGTCGGCGGCGAGTATCACTATTTTTCCGAGGGCAGCTACACCATGACCTCGGCTTCGTGCTCTGGCTCTTCTACCGCGCTCTCCGGGTCTTCAGGTCTTCCGCCGCCTACCTGTGACTCTGCGACGCAGGATCAGGGCACGGTCAACGGGCAGACGGTATGCCTTGAGAAGACTAAGACCGACACGACGACCAAGACGCCGCCGGTCGTCGATCCGGTTACCGGTGATAGCACGCAGACGACGACGACGACTCACGACGATGGTTCGACAACGACAACCACTGAGACTACCCACACCGACGGCAGTGTGACTACAACGGTGGTAGACAACGCTGCACCGGCTGATTCATTTTGTCAGGCGAATCCCACGGACCCGAGTTGCGCCCCCACCGACGATATCTGTGCGCAGCGCCCCGACACGCTTGGGTGTTCAGAGTTGGGCACTGTCGCTGATGTGGCGCTCGGCACTGAGGAGCGAGGCCTTACCTCGATCACGCCGGCGACAGTTGGCGGAGCGGGGTCCTGTCCCGCTGATTTGACTGCTGATTTTATGGGCCAGCCGTTGGTGTTCAGTTGGGCGCTTCCTTGTCAGGCCGCTGAATGGCTGCGTCCTCTTGTGCTTGCGTTCACCTGGCTGGCCGCCGGTGTGATCTTTATCGGGGGGGTTCGTCAGTAATGGCTTTTTTTCTGCCTGCTCTCGCGGCTGCTGCTGCGCCGATTGTCCGCACGGTCCTCGTCTCTCTCGGGATTGGGGCTATTACTTATACCGGCCTCACGCTGGTTCTTGATCAAGTCGTGCAGCATGTCCAGACTTCATACGGTCAGCTGCCGGCCTCCGCTGCTCAGATAGCGGATTTGCTCGGGGTTGGTGAGGCGCTCGGGATTCTGCTTGGCGCGATGGCTGCGCGCGTCGCGTATGCCTCCATGAAGAAAATAGGGAAGCTCTCCACATGATTACGCTTATCACTGGGGGTCCCGGTGCCGGCAAGACCGCGCTTGCGCTCCACCTGGTGTTGTCCGAGTACGCCAACCGCCCGGTTTTTTCTAACGTGCGCGGGCTGACGCTCGATTATTCCGCTATTCCTGTCATTGAAGAGTGGACGGTGTTTGAGGCCAACGGGCAAGGCACCGGTGAGTTCCGTTTTACCTTTCCCGAGAATGCTGTGATCATCATCGATGAGGCGCAGCAGTTCTTCCGGCCTCGGGCGACCGGATCGAAGGTCCCGCCCTATGTTCAGGCCTTCGAGACTCACCGGCAGGATGGCATTGATTTCGTTCTGATGACGCAGCACTCCAGCTTTCTGGACGCTAACATCCGCAAGCTTATAAAGAACGCGCGCCATATCTTCATCAAGCCGGGGTTTTTCGGCCGCTACCGCTTCGAGCGCCCGGACGCCTTCAACGAAGACGACCGCACGGAGTTGGCGCTTTGCAAGAAATCCCGTTACAAGCTGCCGGCGTACGTTTTCCCGCTCTACAAGTCGAGCAAGCTCCACACGAAGCCGTCGCGGCCCGGCCTGCCTGCGCAAGCCTATGTCTTGGGCGTCGCGCTTTTGG